AACTGTCTACACAAAACTGACGAAACAAAACAGACGAAAAAGGAGAAAATTATGTCGTTTGAACAATTGAAACAACGTAGTCAAAACAAAGATGCTCTCATCGAGAAACTGTCTTCTCTCGATAGTGGCAAAGAAAAGAAGTCCTACAAGGACGAACGCTTCTGGCGACCAACAGTGGATGATTCCGGCACGGCTTCGGCAGTCATTCGTTTCTTGCCTGAATGTGAAAATGAAGAAGACGCTGCCGTGCTTTACTTTTCTCACGCTTTCCAAGGTCCGGGCGGTTGGTTCATCGAGAACTCCCGTACCACCTTTGGTGAGAAAGACCCTGTTTCCGAATACAACTCTCGTCTTTGGAACAGCGGCATCCAAGCCAACAAGGATATGGTTTCACAAAAGACAAAGCGTAAGAAGAACTTTGTCTCCAACATCCTTGTGATTTCTGATCCTGCTGCACCTGAAAATGAAGGTAAGGTTTTCTTGTTCCGTTATGGAATGAAGATTCATCAGAAGTTGGTCGATGCCATGAAGCCAGAGTTTGCGGATGAAGAACCAATCATCCCATTCGACTTCTGGCAAGGTGCAAACTTCCGATTGCGTCAACGCAAGGTCGCTGGTTATCCTAACTACGACAAGTCGGAGTTTGATTCTGTCTCTGCTCTTTACGAGGGAGATGAAGAAAAGTTGAAGGAAGTTTGGGCTACCCAATATCCTCTCAGCGAGTTTGTCGATCCGACGAACTACAAGTCCTATGATGAGTTGAAGACTCGTCTGGAAACCGTCCTCGGCGGTTCGCAACCTACCAATACGGCAGAGAATACTTCTGTCGATGATGTGGTGACAACTGACACCACTAGTGAACCGGCTCCGCAAAAGAGCGTCGAGCCTGATTCGGAAGAGGATGCTCTTTCCTACTTCCAAAGGTTGTCCGAAGAGGACTAAACATCACGGGTGTGTGATGTGTGCAAAGACCCCGCTTCGGCGGGGTTTTTTGTTACATGACAAGAGTGGGTGCGATGACCTGTCTTTCAATTGGATCTGGCTCAGAACTCAATGGGTTAGAGATCACCGTGGTCGCAGGTGCAGAATTAATGTTGTTTTGCGTAACCACCTGTGGACCGGCGGCAACCCTTGTGGTCGCAACAGTTTGTTCAATATTTCCCGTTTGTGCCTGTGAAACAGCAGCGGATCGAGATGGTGTTGTGGTGGCAGCAATCGTAGCCTCACCCGGAACTGACGCTGCACCCGGAGCCGTGGCTGCTGTTGCATCTGAACCGGGAGCAACGTAGTTATCTGGAATACCGCCAAATGGGACCGCAGCGAGTCTACCCAATGTTCTTGCACCCAAGGCACTTGCGATCAATCTACCGACGTACCTACCAGCAAAGTCACCACCAACTGCACCAACGAAAGTGCCTACACCGGGGATTGGAATAAGTGCTGATCCGATAGCACCTCCAGCACCCGCACCTACAATACCTCCGATGCCTTCAACCAAACGAGAGCCAATGGCTTGCTCCTTGGCTGCTTTAGTCATGGTGGTGTCGTTCATAATTCCCTTGATATCACCTGCGGCAAAAAAGGATTCAATAGCCGGTCCAATGAATGGCATTCTTCTCATTGCGGGTACAAAATTTTTAGCATTTTTGCTGATAAAACTTCCAATTCTCTTTTTGATCGGACCAATGACCTTTTCACTAACTGCTTTAGCACCTGCGACAGCCGCACCACCAACAGCCTTTGCTCCTCTGACGACCGCACCACCGGCTTTGTCCACGGCTCTCCCCGCAGCCTTCACACCTTTTACCGCAACATCCTTGGCTTCTATTGCCTTAGTTTTGACAAATGATCCTGCCGCCTTCGCTCCTGAAACGACACGATCTTTGGCTGCAACTGCTGTGTCTCTTATAGCACCTGCTTTGTCTTTTACGAATGAAGCAGCCCTACTAAGAAAACCGGGCTTCTTTGCGACATCTTTCAATCCTGATTTTGCACTATCCGTAATACTTTTTACCACACCTCCGACTTTTTCTATAGCCTTTTTACCAATATCCTTTATTGAATTTTTGGTTTTTGCAATAAAGTCAGATACACGATTTGTTATCCTGTCTAGTTTTCCACCCAGTAACTTATTTGTTTTTTCAAAAAACGCCCTTGCCCTTTTGACCATCTTTTTGGATTCTATTTTCAAAGTTTGAAAAACACCCTGTGCAGCCGTGGCATCATACCCAGCAGCAGCCAAAGCAGCGGCGAGCGCAGCAACGATAGCGGCATTGTTTAGACCCATCCCCTCTTTTTCTTCACCACCACCACCAATTCCTTGACCCCTAAGAAGAGGGACAATCACCTTGTTCATGTAATCAATAACCGCTTTGGCTGGATTTTGCCTTTGTGCCTCTTCCTTTTGTTCTTTGGTCTTGAAACCAAAGAGGTTCTTTGTTTTACCAGCAAGGTCTTTCAAAGTTGTAAACGGTTTTGTAATTGCTGTTTTCAAATCTATGAAAGGTTTTGCAATTGCCCCAGCAATTTTTTTGATGTTGAAATTATTCTTTATCGCTTTAGTGAGAGAAGCAAACGGCGTTACAAGAACGTCTTTGAGTCCCTTGATTGTCCTGTCAACAAAGTTCCCCGTGACCTCGGCTTTTATACCCTCCGACACACCTTTTTCAATATTTGTGATTTGCGGCACAAAAGACTGAATAAGTGCCGTCAACTCGGCATCATTAACAGACAACAGTTCATTCGGAATTGACAGCAACTCACCGACAATCTCATCGGCTTGTGATTTAGTCATAAAGCCCTCTGGTGGCATTGGTCCCTGCATTTGCATGGGTCCGATGAATCCGTTGTTTTCTTCAGCCATTCTTTCTTGCCTCGTTTTGGTCTTTTAGTTCTTTCAAGAAAATTGCAAAGTAAACTTCTCTTTCCCACGGCATCATATTTTCAACAGACGCTAAATCCATATTTGCATGTTTTACGAGATGATATACTGATTGGTAAAAGTTCATCATAGTCTCATACGACATGCTCAAGTAAAAAAATTATCAATTCCCTCAATAACTACTTCTTGTTGCTCACCACAGTGTGGACACTCAAGCGTGGTTTTGATACAACATTTTGGAAACTCCTCCACTTTTTTCAAAATCTTTTGCACTTGGATGAGCGACAAAGATTCTACAAAAGCAATTTTATCTTCGCTCGAATACTCTGAAAACTTTGCCAAGTCTTGATCATTGAAAACACTATCGATCACATAATACAAAACTTCCATAGGGTGATCATCTGCCACCTTTTGCACCGTTGCCATGTTTCTAACAGGAATCGGTTGCACAGTCACACCAACATTTTCTGACAGCATCACTTTCAAATCATCTGGGTATTCGCCACTTGTTGTGATTAGATTCACGTTGATGTTTGCAGGAAAACTTTCTCCACAACTCTTACAGGTGACATTCACATCAATCGTTTCGCCAACTGAGCGTGATCTCATAATAATAAACAGATGCTCGATGTCAGCGTATGATAATGTTTTTACATCAACTTTTGTAATCAAACAGGAGTCAACGACCTTCATCATAGCATTGAGTACCTGCTCAAAATCATTAGAATCTTTGATCATCAATAAGACCTTTTCCTCTTTTACTAAAAAAGGTCTAAACTTTACCTTTTTGCCAGACGGCAAAGTGGTATCATACTCTGGTGTAACAACAATTGGGATATTCATCATGTTCCTTTCATAAATTATAATCCAGCGATGAGGGCATCTACGTCACCAAGATTTTCTAACGGAGGAACGCCCCCCGGTTCGATTGGGTTAGTAGGTGGTGGAGGGGCTGATAGTGGGGGACCGCTCAAGTTAGGTGGAGTTTCAACTGAAAAATCTTTGAACGACATTGTAACCGTAAAGGTAGTAAGTGCGTCAGAATCAGCACTCGATTGAATGCCTGTGATAGTTTTTGGAAAGACCTCTCTAATTCTATAACCAAGAGTCTCGTTGTCGGATCTATCAAGATACTTAATGATAAGATTTGTAGTGTAAGAGTCTCTGAATCCCCAAGTTCCTGTAAAGGGTGCTTGGATTCCATTGATCCAATCAATAAAGACATTTCTCAGAGCCATTTGTTTGTCAGAAATCATGGTAAGAGCAATATCATTTTCAAAATTTCTTTGATAAGGATGCTCATAGTCAACGCCAGTGATTTTTTGTGTGCTGGTTGCGATGCTAAGGTTTGGTCCTGAAACTTGAATCGTTCTCTTTGAAAATGCACTGGCAAATTCTCTCATATCACCAAAATTACGAAGCACCGCACTACTAATAATTGGAGGCATAGAAGTAAATTCGACAGAGTATCTGCTGTTTAGCAGATGCCCGCCGCTTCTCATTGAAGACACAAAGTCATCAATTTTTGATGGTAAGATTGGATCTGTTGGATCTGCCATTTCACTCCTCTCCAGTATTTAGTAGATTTCTAATTATTTTTGCCCTTGATAGTAACTGAACATTTATAAAACTTTTTCTTAGAAATGCTTTTTGCAAACTATCTGACAAATCACCTATAAAAAATTCGTCCCAAAGTTCATTTGAAACCTCAAGAGCAAGAATGCCCATCCTGTCCATCCTGTATCTTTTTATGGCTGGTTTTAGAAGGGCTTCAAATCGTGGAAATCTTTTTATCATTTCATAGTCCATAAGCGACCTGCCAAACGACTGTTTTCCCTCTACCCTAGTCTTGAGTCTTTTCAAAACAATCTCACGAACTCTGTGAGGCAGGTAAAAAAGGTTCAATCCTGTAACGTATCTCCCCTCAATACCTAAAGTATACACACAAGGAAAAAGATGATAATATGGTAAGGTGGTCCTACCGATTGGGTTCAAATATCTAAAAAAGTATACTCTACCCTCAGACGTAACATTTCTTTGAATCTCCCTTGGACTTATGATCCTGCTATTTTGTTTGGTAAGATCAAGAGAATCATCTTCAATCCGGTCCCTATAACTAAGCAGAATGTCATCAAACGCTTTTTCCTCGTTACTTTCTGCCATAGATTTCTTTCTCCGTTAGAATTTGAAATCTCCATCCTTTTCTTTGGCATAGTGCGTCGGCTGCTGCCCACTTTGCCTGATTCACAAGATATGTGTTTGCCTCATTCAAAAACCTTTTTGACATTCTTTTTGGTTTTTGTGGTGGGGCTGTTTGCTTTTTTGGTTTGACCTCAATCATCACAGTTTCAATTTTTCCAAGTTTGTTTTTCATTTCGATGATGAAGTCTGGGTAATACTTATGCTTTTTTCTGTCAACAGGAGACATGTAGGGGATAGCAATCTCCTCAGATCCCCACTTGAGGATGTTAGGATTGTCATCAAAGATCAACATGCACTTTCGTTCCCACAAAGATCGGTAGGTGATCTTAGTAGGGTCGCCATAATACTTCGATGGATTTTTAGGTGTATACTTTCCACTGTATGCCATATACATATCTAGGAGGCAATATATGGGCATTGGAGACGTTATAGATGAGTCAACCAAAGCACTTCAAAAAGGTGACATTGAAGTTGGATTTGGTGATGCACAATTACAAAATCGCTCTGAGAGACTAACCTCTCCGGGTCTAAATGCCATTCACCCAAATGGTATCCCGATTCGCACAGACTTGGTGTATCCCCCCATCGGTGATGATTTCTTCGCATCATCGGATGCCGTGTCTCCTACAGGTATTTTTTCCTTTATCATGTTTGAGGTTTTTGGTCGAAAGGGAAACTCGGCAAACATTAATTATGATGTTTCAAGAGTCATCGATGAAGGTGCTGATGCTGCACAATTTTCTTTTACTGTCGGTAATGAGGTGGAGGCAACCACAAGAAGTGCGGAAAATAATGCCATCAACAACTCTGAAAGATTTTATGGGGGTTCGGGATTCAATGAGACTGGCTCGGCTACTTCACGACAACTGGTTGAAACTCAGGGAGATAGAAGAATTGGCAAGGCACTCGAAAAATTAGAGGACAGAATCACTCTTTACATCCCACATCAATTGCAATTCAATGATAGTGTGCAGTACGAAGATAAGAGTATGGGAGATGCCGCTAGAATCCTTGAAGCGATGGCTGGCAACAAAGGTGCGATTACCGACGAAGTTCAACTTCGTGCGTTGGGTGCTGCATCGTCCTTTGCAGCCGGTTTGCCGCTGGGTGGTTTGTCGGGTATTGAGGACACAGTAAAAGCAAGACTTGGATTCACCGAAAATCCAAGAAACGAAGCCTTGTTCAAGAACACTGAAAGAAAAAGTTTCAACATGAGTTTCAACTTTGCACCCAGAAATCCTGATGAGGTGGAGATTGTTTTCAATATTATTGAATCGTTTAGATTTCATATGCTGCCAGAGTTGTCGGCTAGTGCGTCGGTTTTGTTTGCTCCCGATGAGTTTGAACTTACTTTCATGTATAAGAAACCCGGAGAGGGTTCCGTTGAGGAGAACTTATCAATTCCAAAACTTGGACGTTGTTTCTTGAATAGTGTCAATGTTGATTATGCTCCCAACTCAAGATCAGCATTTTTTATCGACGGATCTCCATGTGAGATCAAAATGGATCTAAACTTTATGCAAGCATTCCATATGCACCGGGCAATGGTTCTGAGAGGGTTCTAATGTTTTTCAATGAATTACCAACGATTCCATACATCAATACTGATGGCAGTCAATCAAACCTAAGAGACATCATACGGAGAGTAATATTCTCTGATGAGTCATATCTCAATCTTTCTAATTTTGATTACTACACAGTCAAGGACACAGACACACCTGATTCGATTGCCCGTGATTTTTATGACAATCCAGATTACCACTGGATTATTATTTTATTCAACAACGCATTTGATCCATTTTATACCTTTCCTTTATCACAAAGAAACTTAGATGATTACATCAACAAAAAGTATGAGGGATCTTGTTTGTTCATAGCCCCTACAACGGATTCAAACACTCCATTTTTTGATGCTAATGACACTTGGGAGGTCGCTGATGTTATTACCACAAGCACTTTTGACACACAAGGTGCGGAGGTTTTTGCAAACGAGGATACCTTTGCAAGAATCAAAAGTATAGATTATGGTTTATCAAAGTTACAACTTGATAAGCAAATTGGTGTTTTCAAATCAGGTGATAGAATCTCAAGGAGAAGGACTGTCGTTGACGCTCTTCGGGCGAATGTGCGTAGGGTCGTATCAGGCAGAGAAGCCGTGCATCATTTTGAGGATGACGATGGTAATGTGCTAAATCCTCTTGCCACTCCACCAAACGCAAACGGTGTTCAGTTTGTAGTTGGTCAAGTAAGTCCAAACTACGGCGATGACCCAGTTGATTTTTCTGCAACAATTTTATCTAACTACATCAATAACAATTCTTCACTGTATGTTGTAACAAATGAAACATACGAGGAAAAAATCAATAACAATAAAAGACAAATTAGAATCCCCAGAAAAAAAGTTATTGATCAAATTTATAAAGAATACAAAGATATAATCAGAGGATAAGATGTCAACCAGTAATGACAGAACCATCATGGATAAACAAAATGATGTTGTCATCGAGGATGTCACTCTGTCTTCACAATATGCACCTGAGCCGTTGAGCATTGTGAAAAGTGTCATGTCACTTAGTATTTTTGAAGACATTCTAAGTCATTTTTTGATTGGTGAAATCACAATTGCTGATGGCATCAATTTAGTTGACAAGTATCCTATTGTTGGTAGGGAGTTTGTCACCATCACTTTTAGAACGCCTTTATACGATGATACCAAAGAAGTCACAATGAGAATAGTTGGACAAAAAACCAGAGCGAAACCTGAAAATGGTGTCACTGACATTATCACCTTTAGGATGGTTTCCGAGGCGGCTTACGTTGACTCTATCACACAGATTTCCGAGTCGCTTGATGGCAAAAATTCTGATTTGGTCACAGACTTGATTGATAGGTTTTATCCTAAGAAAGCAGAAGCACCCTTGATTAGCGACACGGGATCGACTAAATTCAAATATGTTTTTCCGTTTCAGCGTCCATCCCAGATGATTGATCAAATGATCACCAACAGTTCTCCCGGTGATTCTCAGAGTCCAGACGAAAATTCTGGATATGTTTTCTTTGAGTCCTTGACAAAGTATAATTACACTCCCGTAAACTTTTTGATTGAAAAAGATCCAAAAGCCATTTTTTCAAACATAAAGATTCTTCGCACTCCTAAAACAGAAAACCCAAATGATCCCCGACTGGAGTTTGATGATCGCTCGGTTGTGATGCTTCAAAAAGTAAACGGCATCTCTAGCATGGATCGTATGAATCAAATCAAAGTTGGAGCCTTTTCAAACGTAAATTATTTTCACGATCTCACATCAAAGGAGTGGGGGAAAGAAGAATTCAAGCACTCTGAAAACTCAGATAGTTATGCTGACTTTCAAGAAAAAGATTTGAATGAAAATACAAAATTACCGAAGCGAGAAGATGTCGTATTCAAAGATGAAAATCTAAATTCAAATCCCTCGGTTATCAATTTTTTCCCGCAACATACAAATGTTCAGGGTCCAGACTTTCAAAAGAACTCTACTGATTTTGATATACAAAGACATAGGGTGTCTAACTTATCATTACTAGGAGACACTCAGTATCAAATAGAAACAACGGGTTCATCTAATATCACAGTTGGTGACACCATTTTTTTGAGACTAACTAATAATGTGCCAAATACAGAAATGAGAACTCAGGGTGATTTTGATGAGGAGAAAAGTGGTGTATATCTGATCAAGTCAATACAACACTTTTTTGTCATTGGTGACAAACAAAGTCAAATTTATAAAACTGCCATGCGGGTGGTAAAAAACTATAGAATAAATCCTGTGACTAATAAATCATACTCACAGTTTGAAGGAGTGAATAATGCTTAACATGTATCAAGGTGTTGTAGAGGATAGAAAAGATCCTATGGAACTTGGTCGTTGTAGAGTTCGTTGGATTGGACTGTATACAGAAGAAAAAAATCTCATCAAAACAGAAGATTTGCCTTGGGCGTACCCAGTGCAGCCAATCACCTCTGCGGCGATGAGTGGCATTGGTACGACTCCTCTCGGTCCTGTTGAGGGAACATGGGTGGTTGGATTTTTTAGAGATGGTGCAAAGCGTCAGCAACCAGTATACTTTGGAACACTCGGTGGCATTCCATTATCAGAGGCAGACACAGAAACAGGATTCAACGACCCACAGGGCAAGTATCCTTTGAGTGAACGGCTTCAAGAGCCAGACACAAATAGACTCGCTAGGGGAATGGAGGATGATACACCTATTTCTATCAGAAGAAATTCTTTAGATGAAATGCAAGCACCTGCTGGTGGCGGACAACTAAAAGATATTCAAGAGCCGGAAACAGAATATGCAGCAGAGTATCCTTTCAATCATGTTAGATTCACGGAGTCAGGACACTTGCATGAGTTTGATGACACCGAGGGTGCAGAAAGAATTCACATTTATCACACCGCTGGATCTTTTGAGGAGATTTATCCAGATGGATCTAGGGTAGTGAAGGTGGTAAGCGATAATTACACAGCGATTTTAGGTGAAAATAATATTCATGTCACTAAAGATACAAATGGACATGTTGCAGGTGATGTAAATATTCTTGTGAACGGTGATGTAAACCTTGAGGTTGATGGGGACATGGATACCCATGTTGACGGTGATTATAGTCTTCGTGTGGATGGCAAAATTGATATCATCGCCCAAAAGAATGTCACCGTTCAGGGGAAATCTATCAATTTGAACTGAGGTAATCATGTCACAATATACACAATTCACAATTCAACCACCCACTGAGGATATCGAAAGACTATACGATTATCTTTTGACATCAGGGTTTAGGATATTTGAATTTTTAGAAGAACCAGAGTATGCAAAAACATACGATTCATGGATCGGTAAAGCACCATCGGCACGCTATCATTTTATTGAAATGATCACTGAGGGTGGTCACAATATTAACAGACCTTTACTCGATTATGAAATCCCACAGTTTCATCCTGACTTAGATGAGGCAAAAGTAAGAACACTCAGAGAACTATATGAATCAAACGCCGGAATACGACCATTCAAAACGCCGATGCAAATTAGTAGACCGGGTATCTCTGATATCGATAAAAATAAGATAAATCAAAATATTCAAAGTTTTTACGCTTTGGTGCAAGGTAAAGCACCTTTGATTGAAAGAAACATCCCAACATTTGTGGGTGCGACTTTATCGCCTAGACCAGCCAAACTGACTGGGACTTCAATCAAAACCATGCTAACAACACTTCCTAATAATCCAGAGGTGGGTGACTTGTGGTTCAACTCATCAAAGGGTAAATATTTTGCTTATCTTTCAGATGGCACTTCTAAATATTGGGTGGAGGTATAATGCCAGCGGTTGCGAGATATGGAGATGTGTGTGGTGGCGGTATCATAGCCGGAGCATCAACTGTTTTGACTAACGGAAGACCAACCGCACAGATAACGAATCCAGTTCAGGGGCATGGAGACTGCCCGCATTGTGCGCCGGTAACGTCAAGTGCCTCATCAACTGTTTATGCTGAGGGTCTTCCAGTGCATAGACTCACGGATGCGTGTTCTTGTGGACATTCAACATCAAGCGGGTCATCAAACGTAAACGCAGGAGGATAAAATGGTATTTGATCCACAACTAGTAAATACGACGGGATGTGATTTACCCACACTCCCTATTTCAGAGCAACAAAATGAATTATTGCAAAAAGTAGTCAGTGGTGAGGTTTTTAGAAACCCACTTGAGGGAGTCGCAACCACCGCTCAAAATGCAATCAATAACGCGATTGGCACGCTTGGTAAATTCGACGATACTGATGATATTCAAGAAGCCCTTGCTGGTGCTGCGGATCAAATCGCACTTATGCAAGATCACACCAGAAGGCTTAGTGGACTCTCGGAAAATCCCGGTAACGCACTGGGATTACAGGGCATACAAGCGATTGCTAATACGTTCAATAATTTCAAAAACTCGATTGAGGGTGGGACAATTGGTGAGGATCTTGTTGATCACTACACCCCATTTTTTCAAAGCATTCTAGGACCGGGTACAACAGTGTTTGAGTCACTAAATGGTCTGTTGACTGGTGACTTTGAAAACGCTTTGAAAAACATGGAAGCGGCGGAAACTGACTCTGCCCAACAAGCAGCGATTCAATCAGTTAGACAAATCACAGAGTCCGTCAATGATATCGTCGCTCAGGTCGAGGATATCCGACTCAACGACGAAAATCAGTTGGCGGGTGCTTTGGACTATGTTTCCAAGGTGGGTGTTGGATTCTCGATTTTGAGCATGGCTGAAGATCCATGTTTTAGTCAAAAAGTTTTAGGAAATATCGTAAATTCTGACATAAAAGGTTTACTCAATTTATAAGAGATAGATACTAAGATGGCATATTACACACAGTCAGAAATTGAAAGTTCGACTAAATCAACGGTTAGATTCAGTGACATTGATCTGAATTTTGAAATGAATCCGTTGACCAAAGATGTCAATATCCTAAAAAATGAAGATGCCGTCAAAAGATCAGTTAGAAATATTGTGTTGACCAACTTTGGAGAGAAAAAGTTTCAACCGTTTTTTGGTGGAAACGTGTCGGCACAGTTGTTTGAAAATTTTTCACCATTTACATCAGTCCAACTAAAAAAAGCGATTGAGAGATCACTTTTTGAAAATGAACCAAGAATTGACAGGTTGGTTGTTGAGGTAATCGCAAATAATGACAAAAATTCTGTTGATGTTATTATTAGATTTACCCTAAAAAACTCACAAGAACCTGTTTTGGTTACGTTTACTTTGGAAAGGATTAGATGATGACCACGGAAAGAAAAGAACTCTCAGTCAACCAATTAGATTTCTTTGCGATTAGAGACAACCTCAAGTCATTTCTAAAATCACAAAATGATTTTCAGGACTATGATTTTGAGGGTTCTGGTCTTTCAGTTTTACTTGATATTTTATCTTATGTCACTCACTATCAGGGCATCTATAACAACCTTACCGCTAATGAACTTTTTCTTGATACTGCAATCAAGAGATCATCTCTCGTATCACACGCAAAAAGTTTAGGCTATGTGCCAAGATCAATTACGTCGCCAATCGCAACTGTAAATGTAAATTATGTCGGCACTACCCCCAACATTTTACCTGTGGGTGAAAAATTTGTCACCAAGATTGGAAGCAAAACTTATAATTTTACAAATATTGACGCATACACGACTGACGCTGGTGCAGACCCCAACATATCCGATGTAGAGATTAGAGAGGGAGTTCTAAAAACTGTTTCTTTCGTGGTTCCAAACTCAAATCCATATCAAAGATTCAGAATCAAAGATGACGCTATGGACACAAAGACTATCAGAGTGAGCGTTATTCGTTCTGTGTCTGACAACTCTGGCATCTCTGACATTTGGGTTCTTGGAACCAACGCTGTGACAATTGACTCAAGCACTAACGCTTACTTCGTTGAGGAGGATTTTGACGGTTCATACACTGTCTCATTTGGTGATGGCATCATTGGCAAAAAACTTGAAGCAGGTAATGTTGTT